CCCCTTGATACCAGTTTCTGCGAACAATGGCTCCTTCCCGAAGATATTGATTGGTCCGATACACCCGATCTAGAACACATGAAATATCATATTTTTGGACCCAAGCGTTCCTTGCGGGCAGAAAAGAAGCGGGGTATAGCACGGTATAGAGCCGTTAAAAAATTTAAGGAGAATAAGAAAAATGGTAAGTCAGAAAATGAAGATTAGATTTCGCGTGGGTTTTTGATTTCTCCCCCGCGCGACGACTAAGCGGATGAGAGGTCGTAAAAAATCCTTCCGCAGCATCAGATTGATGGCAGTATGGGGACTGAATTCTAGGGTGGTCTTCGGTCCCGACCTCCACCACAATGCTGATGCCGGGTAAGCACGATACGCTAGCCCCCACCGCAGCCAACGACAACGTTCCTAATGAGGGGTTCGGCTCTTGGTTCGCGGTGGGGCACTCCCTTAGTTAGTCCTAGGACTAACAAATATAATAGAACAAGGAACTCACAGGATGTCTGGCAACATACTAAAATTCCCAGAACGTAAACAGACAACGGACGCTTTTGGGATAGTTAGAACCATCGAAGACGTACGGAAGCTGAACAAAGCAATCGAAGAAAAATGTAGATTTTTAGAAGAGGAAGCGGAGAAGGAAGCGAATACCGCGGTAGTCCTACCGTGCGGTCACACAACAGCACATATCATGGAGAGTGGAGATATAAAGTGTGCAGAGTGTGGTAAGAGCCCCATCAAAGTAGTTTACGAGAAGACCGAAGGCGATGCTAAAGAGTGGTATGAGGTGCCTATTGTTGTGTGGGGTGTTATGGGGCCTGACGATGTTGATATAGAGAACACAACCCTAATCAACCCAAACCCAGAGGTTAAATAAATGGCAGAGCAGTTAGAACTACCCCTGTGGGATACGCCTAGCGATGAACCCCGTGTTCGCGAGCGGGCTGTGATACTACGCACAGCAGAAGAGTACATCACGAAGCAACGTGCCGAAGACTACGGCGATATGAGTACAAATTTTGCTGTTATCGGTAAGTACTGGTCAACGCACCTCGGCGTTGAGGTAAGTAGTGAGGATGTAGCCATTATGATGGCGCTACTGAAGATTGCTAGGGTGAAAGCGAATTCGTCTAGCAAAGATAGCTTTATCGATGGGTGTGGTTACCTTGCATTAGGTGGAGAACTGGCGGAACTTAGAAATCGGTAGAGGGTAGATGGACTTAATAACTCTGGATTTTGAGACGTATTACGATAAAGAATACTCCCTAATAAAAATGACAACAGAGGAGTATGTCAGGGACCCTAGATTTGAGGTTATCGGGGTAGGTGTGAAGCTAAATAACAACGATACGGAGTGGGCTAGTGGAACAGACAACCAAATCAGACAATTCCTACAAACATTCGACTTTCAAGCGGCTTGCGTGCTTGCTCATAACACCATGTTTGATGGTGCCATTCTTAATTGGCATTATGATATTAATGCTAGGTTTTATACCGATACTCTGTGCATTGCCCGCGCTGTGGACGGGGTGGAAGTTAGCGGAAGTTTGCGGGCGCTGGCTGAAAGGCACAGCCTCGGTGCTAAAGGCACGGAAGTCACCGACGCAATCGGAAAACATAGAAGTGATTTTACCGAAGAAGAACTATCGCGATATGGGGACTACTGCATAAACGATGTGGATTTAACCTACGACCTATTTAAGAAAATAGGTAAAGGGTTCCCAAAAAAAGAGTTTCGTCTGATAGACTTGACATTGAGAATGTTCATAGAGGCAACGTTGGGATTGGAACGAAGTCTCCTAGAACAACACCTTGTAGACATACGCAAACACAAAGACGGTTTGTTGGAAGCTGCTGGTGGGGTAAGTAAAAAAGACCTTATGAGTAACCCCAAATTCGCTACGTTACTCGAAGGTGTGGGTATCGAACCACCCATGAAGATAAGCCCCACAACCGATAAAGAGACCTTTGCTTTCGCTAAATCCGATGAAGACTTCATGGCTTTACGTAACCATGAGAACGCTGACGTTAGAAACCTTGTAGAGGCCCGACTAGGTAATAAAAGCACGTTAGAGGAAACACGCACGCAGCGGTTCATAGATATATCGAAACGGGGCTCGTTACCCGTACCGGTCAGGTACTACGCTGCACACACGGGTAGATGGGGTGGTGACGATAAGGTTAACCTACAAAACCTTCCTAGCAGGGGGGCTTCCGGTAAGACGTTGAAGCGTAGCATCCTAGCACCAGAAGGTTGTTCCTTAATCGATGCCGATTCCTCTCAAATTGAGGCGCGTATACTCGCATGGTTGGCGGAACAGGATGATCTCACAGAGGCTTTTGCTTCCGGTAAAGATGTATACAGGAGTATGGCTGCACGGATTTACGGTGTAGCTGAAGCTGATGTATCAGACGAGGAAAGGTTTGTTGGGAAGACCACTATCCTAGGCGCTGGTTATGGTATGGGAGCAGTGCGTTTTCGGGAGCAGTTAAAGAACTTTGGCACCGAGATAGGCGAGTGGCAAGCACGTAGGGCTATCAACACCTACCGTGACACTAACTGGCAGATCACTAGGTTATGGCGCGATGCCCAGCAAACCCTGACTAATATATCCCGCGGAGATGGTGGTTCGTTAGGTGTTAACGGACTTATACGCATCGTTGATCGGAGGTTTCTATCTTTACCGTCTGGGCTACGCCTACGATACGACGGACTTATAACTTACCAAACACCGAAAGGTATGCAGTTCGAGTATAAAACACGGCGGGGCATGACTAGGATTTATGGTGGGAAGGTCATAGAGAACGTATGCCAAGCGTTAGCACGTTGTGTTATTGGTGAACAAATGCTAAGAATAGCCAAGAAATACAAAGTTGTGCTAACTGTGCATGACTCTGTAGTCTGTTCTGTGCCAGACGATGAGGTTTCCGAAGCCAGAGAATACATGCAGGAATGTATGCGTACGATACCTGATTGGGCTGAAGGGCTACCCTTGGACTGCGAGGTGGGTGTGGGTAAATCATACGGAGATTGTGAGTAATGTCTGCGATAGTGCCGTGGTCGTATAGTCGTATTAAAGCGTTTGAGCAGTGCCCAAAACAATTCTACCACATGAAAGTGGTTAAGGATTACGACGACCGGGTAACCGACGCGATGCTATACGGCACAGCGTTTCACACCGCTGCCGAAGAATATGTGCGTGACGGAACACCGATGCCAGAAAGGTTCGATTACGCAGTGTCCGCCATAGATAGCCTTGTAAGTAAGAAGGGCGAAAAATTATGTGAGTATGAATTAGGTCTCGACGAAGATCTAAAGCCTTGTACTTTTTCTGATGAAGATGTTTGGTTTAGGGGTATAGCCGACCTGATAATCCTTGATGACGATTTGGCGTGGATAATCGACTACAAAACAGGTAAATCCGCACGCTACGCGGATGTAGGTCAGTTAGAGTTAATGGCGTTAGCGGTGTTCAAACACTTCCCACAGGTCGATAATATTAGAGCCGGATTGCTATTTGTGGTATCAAAAGACCTGATAAAGAGTTCGTATACTAGGGATCAGGAAGATACCCTGTGGCATAAATGGAAGAATTCGTTTGGCCGCATGGAAGAAGCCTATACGAACGATTACTGGAACACTAAGCCCAGTGGTCTATGTAGACGACATTGCGCGGTTACAGAGTGCGTGTACAACGGTAGGAGTTAAATTATGGCTTACACCAAATCGAAACGACCCTACAAAAAAGAATACCAACAACAAAAAGCTAGGGGCGAACATCCCAACAGGATGGAACGTCAACGAGCCAGAAGGGCGATTGATAAAAAAGGTATATCGCGTAAGGGTAAGGATGTTAGCCACAACAAGATGTTGAGTAAAGGGGGTTCTAATAAAGATGGCGTCAAGTTAGAGAGCCCCAGCAAGAACCGCAGTCGCAACGGTAAGAGTAAAAAAAGTGTCAAACGCAAAACCTAAGAAAAACTATCATTTTACTAAAAAACTATCTGACGACGAAAAAATCCAAACCCACACACCAAACACCCGTAAATGCCTGTCGTGCTTAGAAGAATTCAATAGTGAATGGGTAGGGCATAGGATTTGTCGGAAGTGTAAGAATACGGATATGTGGCGCAGTGGGGCCACGTAGGAAGAATAGAGCGCGTTTAACAGAAAGGATATTCCCGGTCGCGCGCTTTAGCTGGGGTGAAAGTTCCCCCTTTCACCCCAGCGCCTATATAACACACCAGTACAGGAGAACCCGGTGCAAATAGTAGATAACAAGGCACTACTACTAAAACTAAAAAACCCCGAAACAGTAACAAATAATATACAAAAAAGTCGTGTAGTAAAGGACGGAGTTCTCGTGAACTGGGGACTTTATGAAGCACGCGCGCTCAACAACCTTAATATAAAAGCGCCATCCCCAATAACCGCGCAGTATAGTTGGCCCGGCCAGCACAAACCGTTCGACCACCAAAAAACTACAGCGGGGTTTCTAACCCTTAACCAACGGTCATTTTGCTTTAACGAGCAAGGCACAGGTAAGACGGCATCTGCGATATGGGCGTCTGATTACCTTATGAACAAAGGTATAATAAATAGGGTTCTGGTTATCTGCCCGCTATCTATTATGGACAGCGCATGGCGGGCAGACCTATTTACGTTTGCTATGCACAGGTCTGTAGATGTTGCGTATGGGTCCTCCGAAAAACGTAAACGCATAATAGAGAACGGTTCCGACTACGTAATAATAAATTATGATGGTGTTGATATAGTGCGCGACACTATAGCCGCGGGTAATTTCGACCTCATAATTGTAGACGAAGCGACACACTACAAGAACGCACAGACTAAACGTTGGAAGACGTTAAATAAATTAGTAGGTCCGAACACATGGGTATGGATGATGACGGGAACACCCGCCGCACAAAGCCCGTTAGATGCTTATGGTCTGGCTAAAATAATTAATCCTAAGAAAACACCGAGGTTCTTCGGTTCGTTCCGCGATATGGTTATGTACAAAGTATCCAACTTTAGGTGGATACCAAAAGATAGCGCGACTGACACAGTATTTAATATGCTACAGCCAGCCATAAGATTTACTAAAGCTGACTGCCTAGACCTACCAGATATGGTGTACACGAAACGCGAGGTAGAACTAACACGCCAACAAAAGAAATATTATGACGAATTAAAAAAGTACATGGTGTTGCAAGCGGCGGGAGAAGAGATAACAGCCGTAAACGCAGCGGCTAACATGAATAAGCTACTACAGATTAGTTCTGGTGCGATATATACCGACAAAGGTGATGCCTTAGAGTTCGACGTTAAACATAGGTATAAAGTTCTTCGTGAGGTTATAGATGAGTCCAGCCAAAAAGTTCTGGTATTTGTACCCTTCCGACATGCCATAAGTATCCTATCGGACAAGCTAACCGCCGATAACATTAGTAACGAGGTTATACAGGGCAACGTATCTGCACCGCGCCGAACCGAGATTTTTAAGGCGTTCCAAGAGAAAGAAGACCCACAAGTACTCGTTATCCAGCCCGCCGCCGCCGCGCACGGGGTTACCTTGACCGCTGCAAATACTGTTGTGTGGTGGGGGCCGACCAGTTCACTAGAAACTTATTCTCAGGCTAATGCGCGTGTCCATAGATCAGGTCAGAACCACAAATGCACGGTCGTGCAATTGCAAGGATCGTTGGTAGAACGGCATGTATATAACCTATTAGATAGTAAAATAGATATTCACTCACGAATACTAGATTTATACAACGAATTGCTTGACTAGCCCACATTACGACACTAAAATGCCCTTCCCGCAACCCAAGGAGGGTCATATGGATAAACCGGAAACGGGTAATAAGAAGGGTGAGTTGGAACGACTTACCAAGGTCTATCTAAAGATTAAAGCCCGTAGGGACGAATTATCACGGCAATTCAAGGACGAAGACAGCGATCTAAAAAAGAAACAAGAATTAGTGAAACGGACTCTTTTAGATTACTGTAAAGAGCATGGTGTGGATAGTGTTCGCACCGCGGAAGGTCTTTTCTATCGGAGTGTCAGGACACGCTACTGGACAGCCGATTGGGAGAGTATGTACCGGTTCATCCACGATAACGATGTACCGGAATTTCTTGAAAAACGACTGAATCAGGGGAACGTTAAGCAGTTCTTGGAAGAGAACCCAGAGTGTGTACCCCAAGGTTTAAATGTCGATAGTGAGTACGTTCTTAGTGTAAGGAAGAAGTAATGAGTGAACAACTACCTAACGAGTCGGCGTTCGTGCCTATCGAGGATGTGGCTAAACATTTCTCGGTAAGTATATCTACTATACGTGGTTGGATCAGAAAGGGGCATATCCCCCCGACTACATACATAAAAATCGGTAATACGTATCGGTTTTCTGTACCCGCAATCGTATCTGCCCTAACAATTGACCGGATAGATATACCGGAAGTTAGTCCGCAGACTAACTTTAATTTTGATCCTGATGAGGATATCTAGATAGGTGTTGAGGATAGATATACGCGATAAGCTGTTTAACGATGGGTCATCGTCTAAACCCACCTATGATGGTGTAATTATAAATGCTGCCCCTATATCTCGGTCTTACTACAAGGAGGATTTTTCTCAAGGTAAACTAAATCTACCTACCTGCTGGTCTTCGGATACTCAAAGGCCATCTCCCGACGTACCCGAAAATTCTAGACAGTCAGTAAGATGTATGGACTGTAAGTATAACATTAGGGGCTCGGGACACGGCAGTAGTAGGGCATGTAGATTTTCACAGCGTGTAGCAGTGCTTCCAGAGGGCGATTTAACGCGGGTGTACCAGCTACGTCTACCCGCTACATCTATCTGGGGGTCACCACGTGACGGAAATCTTCCTATGCAGGAATACGCTAGGTTTCTCAAGACGCACGATACTGCCTCTAGTGCAGTTATCACACAAATGTATTTTGACGATGATAGCGCAACCCCAAAACTCTTTTTCAAACCTAAACGACCGTTGACTGAGGAAGAGTTTGCAGAAGCAAGCGGTATGGTGTCGCACGCAGATACAATTCGTGCTATTACATTAGAATTCACACCGTTTGCAGAACCCGTGTCTCCGTTTGCCGAAGCAGACGGATTTCAAACCAATAAACAAGGAGAATAGGTATGGCTGAAGCCAGCCCAGTTTTTGTTATCGATAGTGTTGAAGCCCTGTGGCCGCGGATTAATCGCTGCTATAGGTTCGATAACAAAGAAAATAGAAGTGTACCGTGCGAACCGACTGATGATGGCGCCAAATACGAGACTAGTTTTCGTATGGATAAGCGTCAAGCGGCTACGTTGTGGAAAGCCATGAAAGCTGCGTACAACGATAAAGCGGCTACTCAAGACGGTTGGCCGGAAAAATTCGACAACCCGTTTACAGCGGGTGAAGATGGTACCTTCGTCTTTAAGGCGTCTTTGAAGGGCGCGTATGGTAAAGACACGACACGTAAGCCGACACAGTACGATAGTCGGAATACGGTGTTAGACGAAGACTTCATGTTGACCACAGGTAGCACGATCAATGTTGCTGTGTCGTTTATCCCCTACAACGGACAATTGGGGACCGGCGTATCGCTACGTCTTAGGGCCGTGCAGGTTATTAAGTACGCACCCTTGAAAGACTATTCGCCGTTCGGCGCTATCGACGGTGGTTTTGAGACAGAGCCGGAAGATGTTAATCCTTTCGCTACGGTCGAAGCCGCTGCTGAAGATGCTATCGAAGAGCCGGTTAAGGTTAAGACTAAGACCGCTAAACCCACTAACAAAAAAGATATCGATGACTTAGTTGAGGAGTGGGACGACTAAAGTAAACATATCTAGCTGCGACCATACATTTTTCGGGTTAGCCGGTGGGCGATTTCCTCCCGGTGCAAAAACACCTCTACAAAATGTATGGTCGTAGTGTCTCTTCAAAGGAAATGGGATGGACACTAAAGAATTTCTGCGGAGAGCGTTATCTACAAATGGGCATTATTGTGTGTTTGCCTCGCACGCTACGGAGAACAAGCGTGTACAACATTTCTACACTTCGGTAGATGACGTTATAACCAAAGCAAGTGAACTAGACGGCAGAGGCTACGATACATATTTTGCGCTAGCTACGTTTAAGGAAAAAGGCTCTCGCAAAGCAGACAACGCACACGAATTAAACTCGTTCTTTCTGGATTTGGATTGCGGTCCAAGCAAGGATTACGAAGATCAACAAGCAGCGATTAGCGCGTTACGAGGTTTCTGCACTAAGTTAGGGCTACCCGCACCGACGATAGTCAGTTCCGGTCGTGGTATACATGTGTACTGGTTCTTATGTGAACCGATTAGCGCAGAGAAATGGTCGCAGACGGCTGAACACTTAAAAGCGGTATGCG